CGTTCTTGACCGGTGCGGCCGAGAATCCAGACAGTTTGGTTTCCTCTTCAAACGAACGCTCGGAAGTCTCGGTCTCGTAGATTTCCTTGTGCTCTTCGCCATAGCGAGCGTACTCCAAGCCGAACAATGCGTTCAGGCCGGGGAGAAGCTCTTTCAGTAGTTGTGCGCGTGAAATAGCCATTTAAATTCCCCTTTACACGCCAGTAGTGTTGTTATAAGAATGGAAATTGCCATTCCACGTAACCAGCACTTCTGGATAGCCTACAAAAGTAAGCGCATCTCCATCAGCAAGCGTAACTGCAGCGTTTAAAGTCAATGTCGTAGTTGCGACATTAATAACAGTTGCATAGTTACCTGCCAACGTACCGGTTCCTGCTGGGCAAATTAATTGCGCCCCAGGTCTAAGACCTGTAACAGCCGCAGCTAGTGTAACCGTAGCAGAAGCAGAAACTGCTCCACTAACAGTGCCAGTGTACGTAACAGCCGTTTCAGGAACTACGCCAACCATACGCCAAGGCAGAGCAGAAGTCACACGATCACCAGCGCCAGTAGTACCTGAAGTAACCACAGCACCAGAGACTGATTGCTTGCTATCGCCAGTGGTTGTGCTACCTGTAACGCCACCTGCGCCACCTACCATGTACAGGTTAGAACCAACATAGTATGGGTTTAGGTTGCCAACAGTAGTGCTGGTATTAGCAAGGGAAGTGCTTTGGGTCGTTACAACAACTTTAAACAAAGCGCGAGGATCATCCACAACAAATGCGAGGATGTCGTTTGCAGCAGTGCTAGCAGGATAATACTGCGAAAACTGAAGTTGCTTCGTCGTTGGGTTGGTGAACTGACAGCCCATAAACACCCCAAGAGTACCGGCTACAGCCGTTCCTGGAGAAGAAGCTGCGCTCATAGAAGAGCGAACAATCGTACCACCAGAAATCTGAACTATGTCGCCATAGAAGATATTCTGATTGTACGCATTGGCAATTGGTAATTGCCGCGTAGCTCCCGCATAAGGTAGCCCATCTAGTCGATTGATGGGTTTAAAACCGTAGGGAGCGTCAATAACAGGATATGCCATTTTTGACCTCGTTAAAGTTAAGTTCCTTTACCGAACGAAACCTTGGTACGCTTCTCTGCGAAGAGTGGCATACGGGAATCGCTCTCTTTCATAAAGTTGTTGTCTACAGCGTCCATGTTGGATTTGGCAACATTGTTGAAGTGATCGGTACGTTGTTTAACGAACTCTTCAGGCATCTTGCAGAGCAACAATCCGTCAATCTCGATGTTGTCTTTAAACCGGCTGTTCTCATCGCGCATAAACATAAGGTTTGGCTGCTCTTCAACCCTTACCGGTTCCCAACCTTCTCTGAGTTTGGCAGAGATATTCTTGGGGTCAGCCTTACCAAGCGAGGACACACGCACCCAGCGGGGTACATATCCAGGCATCGGATCGACTTCAGGTAGGACATCAGCACGTTTCCACTGTTTAGGGCGAGCTAACTTCTCACGGTTCTCAACTTCTCTGGATAAACGATTTTCAGCCATTTGCACGCTCCAATTTCATTTGTTCCCTTACGTATTGCTCAGGAGTTATTCCCATCTTTTTGATGACGTTAAGCTGGGATTGATTAAGTTTGACTTTTTTGGAAGTCGTACTACGAGAAACGGGAGCCACAATCGTAGCTGGTCTTTCTGTACGTGCTGGAGGTGATTTTGTCTCAGGCTCAGCAGGTTCATCGCCCCATTCATACTCGGGGAATCTTTTACGCATCGTTTTATCAACGATTTCCCAGTACTCGTCAGAACCCTCAAATGCTGCACCGCGTTCCCTAAGCAGTTTGTTGTTTAGGCCAAGTGCGGCAGCGGTCATTTCGTCATCTGATCCAAACCACGTATTTTGTCTACGCCATGAATCAGTTTTTGGGTCCAACCTCGGAGCCTGTGGCTGCGAATTTGGTAAATTTACTTCAGTTTCTTGCGGTTGTACAGGGGGTTTGTATCCTTTTAACCGCTCAAGTTTATAAGATGCTTCAGTTAATTGCTTTTGGGCTTCTAATAATTTATCAGAATCTCCCGCTTCATAAGCTTCTTTGTAGGCTTTCTCAGCGTTTTTGAGTTCTAACTCCACAGCATTTTTAGCTGTATTTACTAGATGCCCTTCGTTTTCAGTCACTTTAGAACGTAGCGTTTTAATCTCGTTTTGCAACTGCTGCGCCATTTCAATCGCAGTTTGCTGCTCACGCAACGCACGTTCTTTCTCACGACGCTCGTCGTGCCAGACTTTCTTCATCTGCTTGAGGCGTGTTTTGACTTTCTCGGAATACTCTTCAAGCTCGTCTTCCTCAAGCTCCTTGACTAGCTCTTTGGGTAAGGGTTCCCGCCCACGATCTTCGGGAGGAGTGTCGTCTTCGATCTCGATTTCAAACTCGGTGTTGGCATTTTCTTGCTCAGCCATTTTTAAACCCCTTATGCGCGACTAATACCGCGAGGATCTTCTACAACCCCCTCGACAGAGTCATCGTTAATGATGCGAAACTCACGACCGTGAATCTTCAGTCGTGTGCCCGCGTGCGGACGTACCAATACAAAATCACCCACTTTGCAATACGGCCCAGACGGGAATCGCTTCTCATCTTTGTACGCATCCGGCCCCATCTTGATGACAAAAAGCACCGTCGTCAGTAATTCTTCGTGGTGCATCGTGACATCGGCTTTAATCAAGCCATTATCAAACTTATCGTCAATCTCGGGGATCGTGCATAAGATTCGATAACCTGATGGATCAGGGAGTTGTCGCGCTTTTTCTTCGGCGGTTTCAGGCAATACCGTCGCAGAGCCGCTTGTAGACCCTACTAGGAGTTCACTCATCGTCGTCACTCATCCTTTCTAACATATCGGCAAGATATCCTTGCGCCACTGAAATTCCACGCATCACACCGCACTGAAAGCGATAATCCGCGTGGTCCTTTGCCAGCCCTTGCGCTAGAACTTCGGCTAAATGCTTCTGTTCATCGACACAACGACTAATCAAATGTCGTAAAACTTTCTCGGTTTCGTTCATTCTTTACTTTCCCCAACGGCTTTTTTAGTTACTGATTCACGTTGTTGCTGCATTGCAGCAATATTCCTAGCGATATCAGCACCAATTCGCGTGCCCTCTATCTCATTACGAACAGCTTCGACACCCGCTTGGAACTCCTGCTCCATCTGGTCTTTGGCAATCTGGGCACCCAATCGGGCACCGTCCATCTCCATCTGTGACTGAATCCGCATACGCTCGGTCTCGATCTGGGCTGCTTTAAGCTGGGCATCCGTCTGATCTTTAGCTGCCTTGCGTTGCAATTCTTGAGCTTGAAGCTGAAGTTCTTGTTGCTGCATCTGCACAATCGGATCTTGTGCCTGCTGCTGTGCTTGGGCTTGTTGAACCATTGCCTGATTAGCTTGCAAAAGTTTCTGTGCTCCTGCGGCTGCAAGTCTGGAGATCTCGACCTCCATCTCTTCGGGCAGTTCTTCGTTGGGTGCAGGGTAGGGAACCCCGAGTTTGTCTTCGATGTTTTTACGATATTGAAAGGCAAAGTGTTGGGCAATGTGCGCCATAAATGCTGCTTGCATAGCCTGAGCGTTTGGACTCTGACCAAGAACTTGAGCAGTAATTGGATCTTGCAGTGCTGACATATGCACTGTGATGTGTGCGGCGTGATCTTGATAGATAAACGCCTTGACTGGCTTGCCTTGGAACATATCCATGTTCTCAGATACAGGGTCAGTCGGTTTCATATCATCTTCCATCGGCACGAGCTTCTCGGCGTTTTTGATACCAAGAACCTCTAACATCTGCCTATGAAGATACGGTAAGTCATATAACTGGGGGGCTGTTTGAGCCAACTGCATAACCGCTTGGTACTGCACCACCTTCTGGCTCATTGTCGCTGCGTTCGGATCACTGACCGGGATCACATCGACGTTGTCATAGTCTGACTTCTTAGCCCTGGGACGACCATCCACCGGCTCATAGTCGTAAGTCTCAGGTGTGTAATCAGCAATAATGGTCTTTAAGAGCCGGAACTCCTGCTTCATCGAATAGTGAATCCGCGCCTGAACAGCCGACATCACCTTCAGTGTGCGTTCTAGTATCGCTAGCGTAGTCCCAACCGGGGACTGAGCCGACATATCAGAGACTTTGAGATCAGCAGCAGAGGCGAACCTGCGACCCTCGTCGATGATCTTGTCCATGAGTGCAGCCAACACCTGCGACGGCTCCTTGTACGGAAGCGGCATGATGTTGTCTTTGAGAGCACCCGAGGCTATGTCCACATCGCGCCATTCAGCCGGAGCAAACGGCGTGTCATCACCCTTAGTCCGCATCCCCTTGGTTTTAAATCCACCTGGGAGGTTGGCAAGTGAGCCTGCATCAACAAGCTGACGCAGGATCGATGTCCCCGACTTAGCAAACCCACCGATGAGGTGGATAAGCCCGAAGGCATAAAAGCCAAAGCCTGGGATGTAGGGGTAGTGTACAAAGTGCTGACGTTTTCTCTTTAACTCGTCGTCTGGATTCCAATTACGCCTAATCGCTAAGATCTTACTGTTTGATTTCTCAATCGTAATGACGTACGGAACAGCCAGTCCAGTCTCTTTGCCATCTTCATCTTTGTCAGGAAAGCCTGGGAGATCTAAGGTAACGTGCATCTCAAGCAACTTGTACCGGTTATCGGTTGTTGCCCTGAACCCCATCTTTTCTGCAATCTTTTTCTCTACTTCATCAAGCGAATCGCTAGGATCTTCAAGCTCTACATCAACGTAGAACCCACTGTCCATTAACCGCTCCAGCTCGTTTTTAGTCTTACGCATAACATGCGTAACACGCTCGGCTGTCTCAATATTAGACGCCCCATAAGGAACTACAAGATCATCAGCCGACACATACATCGCCGTCTGTCTATCAAGCCCTGGGTCAAAGTAGATTTTCTTAAACGCATTACCCGCCAGCCCCAGTCCCCACAGCATCTTCTCGTGCTCAGGTCTGTACTCAATCATCACATCAGTGAGCTGGTGGTTCATATCTGCCTGCACGCGATTAGCGGACTCTTTCTTCTCTTTAGTCTCTTCGCCAATAATCTTGGTACGCACCGGACCTTGTGCTGGAAATGTCTCCATGATGGTCTCGGCCTGAAACTTCACTACAGC